CTGGGAAGGTAATAGTAAAAGTACCTGCTGTAACGGAGAAATCCCCACCAAAGTCTAAGACCGCGATAGCTTTGTTGCTCTGACTTGAGTTATAGATCAAAGCACCCCTAGCAGTTAATGTGGCCGTAGTCCAACTGGTATCCGCAAAATCTCCAAGTGCAGTAGTACCGGAAGTTGTAGGTGTTACGCTCGTTAAAGTGTTTCCGCCAGCTGTGTAATTAGTACCAGAAGACTCATTGGAGCTACTGTATGCCGTAGTAGATGCATCTAACGAAGCTGAACTTGTGTACAAGGCGCATTTAATGGTATGACCTGTACTGGCAGTTAGATTGTGGGTACCAACCATAATTTCTTGCTTAAAGCTGGTAGCCATTGCTTGTGTGATGGACATATTTAATCCTTACCTTTTCTCTGTATCTCTGTACTCATCAGTACGTCTACGTTTTTCTTCTTCATTGCCCAGCGTTTCCATAGCCCTATTATATAGATTCTGCCAACGTTGCGCTTCTTGTTGTTCCTCTTTCATAAACGCCTGTGATTCTAGCATACAACCGTATAACAAAGCATCGGGGGCATTTGTGCCTAACCAGCTAGTTGTATTACTATCAGACAACCCTGTTATTCTATAAGTATACCCTATATCCAAAGTTATTGCAGAGCTAGGACCGGGAGCTACCCTCAATTGATCCCCCGCTACACTCCAAGAATAGAACAATAACATGGGCCCACTAGTAACTTTAACATATCTGATAACCACTATATCAGAGGGGAGAGAAGTAGTAACCTCTGCACTAGTAGCCACTGCTGCTGTAGCTAAACTCTCTTTTCTGGCTATAGTTAGATCAACTTCCCTTAAGATCCTTAGCTCCGTTAAATCAATAATTATATCCAGATTGTCAGTAGTGAAATCTGTATCAGAATTCTCTGTATAGTCTTGTATAGCTTGCTTAAGTGTAGTATATGTAAATGCCATCAATTACCCCACGTATCGTCACCCCAAGCATTAGTTCCCCATGCATGAGTATCTGGAATCACTGAACCAATAGCACTTGTACCTACAAGTCCAGTCTCAGTAATAGTTAACGTCACACCCTCAGAACCTTCAGACATAGTGCCCACTTGGCCACTCGGGAAGCTTATGGAAGTAAGAGTCTCAGTTCCTAAAGCACTAGTTCCAGCAACACCAGATGCTACAAACGGTGCAATAGACGTTCCGATAGCACCTGTACCTACAACCCCAGTCTCAACAAGCGCGGCGGCGAGGCCTTCTACACCAATAGTACACGCCGACTCTACCATTTTCTCTGAAGTCTACACTAGCACCCTCATCATCACCATCAGGCCGTGGATTCCACAGACTCTGCGGTTCCGGGTCAACCCTAGGAGGCGTAAGCTGTGGATGTTTTTCTTCTAACTCGTTCTTATGTACCCTTAATCCAGTCCATTCTGTACGGGCATCACGGTACCTAATCTTACGACCTGTTCGGTCGTCAATCAAATACGCACGCTTACCACTAGAGTATCTGGATCTAGACATTAATTCTACACACTAGGCACGAGGTGCAAACTAGCCCTCTCTCTATCTTCATCCTTTGCCAATTTAAGTGAATACATATACTGGTCAAGTAGTTCCTTACGATGCCCGGCGGACACACCCCCTACATGAATTGGCTGCCCCCCTTGCTCTCCCGGAGTCATTCTAGTAGGATTTTTAAGCGCAATATTATATGCTAACCCATTGACTAAGGGGGGCAGGAAGCGCCGTGGGATGTCAGGGTTATCAGTGTAATTTCCTGTATCCTCTGGATAGTTCATGGCCCATGACACCAAGGTATAGGTATTATCAGGAACAGGGTATACGTAGACTTTGTCGCCCTCATCTGTATTTCTTTCTATAGCATACTGGGTAGGCTTGCCTGAGGTAGTTTTGTCAGGGTAGGAAAGGTATTCTGACAACGTGATACGGTTAGCCGTAGAGTCGATGTTGTTGGAGTCTCGAGTAACTGCGTCCAAAAGATCCACGTATTTTGCACTTAATACGTAAGAAGCTGTACCAGACGTTAGCGTAGTTTCTAGTTGGCTAATAGTCCACAGATTAACTCCCTCATTGATCCATCCAGTTAACATAAGGTCTAATGCCCGACGCGCTGATTTAAGTTGGTAGCCACTCTTAACTTCTAGACCTGTTAGCTCGTATGCTTCCTCGATAATCTCGTGTATATCCAGTGAGAATGTGAATGTTCCGCTACTAGCCATTACTTACTCCCAACTGTCAGCCCGAAATAAGCTGCAAACACTCCTAAAGTTCCTAACATTAATCGTAACAGGAATTTGATTGCGGCACGTGCTCCTTGAACTTCTGCTAATGCTATCCTCACTTCATTGATATCAGCTCTATTTTCTCTAACGTCCTTATGCATATCCTTCACAGATGTCATCAATTGATTCAATATAATATCAATTGATTGTTTTTGCTTATCTTTAGCCATTATTTAGCTTCAACTTCATACTGGTATTCATCTAATGTGGCCATCTGTTTGGCAACGTTAGCGTCGTGCTTAATCCTATCTTTCTCAAGCTTGGCTCTAAACAATTCAACCAACTCAAGTTTCTCTTCAAGAGACTTATCCTCATCGACGCGAGTTAAAACATCATTCCCAACTCTTATATTATGTTTCTGTTTAGCAGATTCCAATGCTCTTAAAGCAGTTTCGTTCTTCTTAGTCTCAACTTCTAGAGCTGCCAAGGCCTCCTTAACTCTCTTAGGACTACCAAGAAGTTCTAGTAAGTCTCTTAGTTGGTAGTTTAAAGAATAAGAAACCTTGATTGTGTTGGAAGTCTCCACAATTAACTACCGCCACTTTTAACAACTCTAAGGTTTGCGCTCCCAGATGAATGGGCTGTAATTGCAAGTCTAATTGCTGTAGGTGGGCTAGTGTAGTCACCAAACTGAGCTGTAGTTTCACTGGCTACAGAGCTATGTGTAAACTCTGGTGGAGAATCTTCAACATAGGTACTGTTGTAGAAATCATAGAAGGTATGCTCAACAGAATATGTTAGACTTGCAGAAGTTGATAAGTCAACACCAAATCCAACATTAAAATCTGAGCCACGATAGTTTAAAATATACCACTGACTCTCAGCGGTACCGTTTACTCCAGCAGTTACTCCGGTAGCATCTGCTGTTCCAGTAATAGAAGTTACAGTAGCAAAGTTCTTTGAGCCGACAACAACACTATTGTTCGGCCCGTCAAGATCTTCTGAAATGGTAGCCCCATATCGATCAGTCCCAGCTACGGTAAAGGTTTCACCAGATTCATTTGAAGTAACAGTAACTGATACATGTTGTGGGGTAGATAGTGTAAGTGTACCGTCTAATTGCAATGCCCAAGGGGTGGAAATTGATTCAGTCGTAGATATTAAATCAACATCATTAGCCGTAGGGGCGAGAGCGATTAGCTTTGGATTTGAAGCCATCTTTATATCCTCTCTAGGTAGTAGATGGGGAGCCGAAGCCCCCCATCAGATTATAGCCGATTAAGTAGCAATCGGATCGAGAATACCACTAAGGTCTTCTCCGATAACGCCGTAGTAGTTTTGTGAAACAACACAAGCTGTGGCTGTAAAGCCATTAGCTTGAGCCGCAGCACCCGCACCATGATTCCTTACAACAGCACCAGTGGCGGTTGAAGCAAGGTTAACCATAGAATCAGAGGTACTTGCGATGTTACCGATAATATTATCAGCAATTTCACAGAAGGTGATAACACCTGCACCACCAATAGTCATCGTGCCCCAATCGCCGTGCAACACATTGTTGCGGACAATATGGCCAGTACCAGTACCAGCAAAGTTCACGAAGTGGGTATTAGACGCATCATACATGATGGCTTTACAACCTTCAATCGTAATACGGTCAGAAGCACCAGCTGCCGCATCTTGAACACAAACCAAAGCATTCAAGTTATCGCCAGATTGCGTGAATCGACAGTTACGAACCGTAAAATCATCTGCATTAACATCAAGAATTACGGCAATATCAGCAAAATTAGCTACAAAGTGGATATTTTCTATGGTGATATCTGCCGCATCAACATCAATATCCGCCGCAGTTGCAGTGTCAAGGGTAACTGTCGGTTGAGTTGAGCCAGAGCCCAAGCCAGTGATAGTAATACCCGCAACATCTAGATCGAGATCACCAGCGGCTGAAACTGTTTCAGCGTGGCCGGGTTTGACCATGATAATATCACCATTAGAAGCCGTACAGCGACCAACAGCATAATCAATCGTAGCCCAAGGTTGATCAAAGGAGCCGTTATTGCCCCCACCATCAGAGGCATTGGAAGCACCAGAGTCAACCCAATAAACGTTGCCTCCGTAAGTATTTAGGATAGGCATACCGCGAACGGTGACGCCCCCTGAGAACCCGTTAGGGTAATTTGAGTTAGGCATTTTTTTGAACCTTTCATTCAAAACTAGGCGAAATCGCCTAAAGTTGTTTCCAACCGAATTATTCGGCCTTATATATAGTATATATCAATTATATGGTAAAAGTCAAGGGGGGCAGCAATTCCGGGCGTGAAAAAGGGGAGCTCGAAAGCCCCCCTAATCCAGGGTCGCAAGGCATAGTGTTTACACTATTAAGCGCCTTGGCTTCCATATACGCCACGCCAGTCAGACCAGCCGTAGACATATCGTTCACGGGCCTTGAATCGGACATTGCCCGTCTCAAAGTCACCTTCCATCTTCGTGGAGATCGGCTTCCGAACGAAGTGCTTCATGCCATTTGGCGCATCAGTCCGTAAGAACCAAGCGTCAGTGTCAGTAAAGCGATGGTTAACGTAGTAACCACCTGGGACAGCGCCCATGTTGTAGATCGCGTTAACATCGTTATTAGCGGTGTCAACACGGTACGGTGACTTAAGGATGCGTTCAGCGATAAACACTGAGTTACGCGGAATGTGCAGAGACTTAACCTGCAACGAAGTGGGGATACCAGCATCGTCGGTCCATCCAGCAATCTCGACAATCGCAGCTTCCAGAGCCGTCTCAGAGAGATCAGCGTCAGGATTCAAGCGGTTTGCGAGGTCACTACCCGTTTTCTGCAGCGTATGAGAGGTACTACAGAGAGCGTCACCATCACCACCCAAGAAGCTACCGCTGAAACCGTTGTTGTAAACGTTAGCAGCTTTAACTTGTCGGGTATGTGCCATCGAACGTGCCAGCATTTTGCTGAGACGACTCGATAGCTTGTCGTAGAGATTATCTTCAACAGCTTCCTCAGTGATGGCGAACGCAAGAGCGACCGTCTCATGAGTATACCGTGCAACCCAACCTTCGCCAGTAGTCGCGTACTGGACGCCTTGGCCTTCAGGTTTGACTGCAGCGGCACCGAAGCCGGGGAAGAGAACTTCTTCCTCAAAAGCCCTGTTGGACTTTTCGGTAGTAAAGAGTGGAGCATCTTCATTTTCGTACTGAGAGTACTCATCGCCGAAGATAGCATTTAAGCCGGGTTCCAACTCTTTGAGTAGTTGTGCGCGTGAAATAGCCATTTACATAACTCCCTTAGATGCCGGAACTGACGGCTTTGTAGAAGTGCTCGTTTGGCATTACATATACGTCCATAACGGTACCAGCAGCAGACCAACTTTCATCGAGTTCTGCGGAACCTAGGAGCTTGAAATTGCCAGTGGTGTTCTGCGTGAGAGCAGTAGAGTCGATACCTTCTTTAGAAGTCTTCACAGCGGAGTTACCAGCAGCCGCATCCGTATCAACATTTTCACCAACTTGCGCTCTGGTAAGAGCGGTAGTATCTTGATCAGCTTCAGCTTTGAAGACCATATTGGGGTCATCAAAAACATAAGCTCTTGCTTTAGTCCCGGCTTTAAGGGACTGAGCGCCAGCCCAGACTGAATCGAACCTAACGTCGCCCGTGGTTTCATCCACGTACTCAACACCAGCAAAAACACCAACCATAATCAAAGAGGCAGTATGATTAATGAGATAGCCAGTGGTGTGCAAAGCGACAAGATCGCCAGCGATGATCATTGTTCCGTAATCATCGGCAATCTCGTAACTGGACAAACAGTTAGGAGTAGGGTGCCCTGTCATCGGAGACCGAACAGGTACAAAACCATAAGCCATAACTTTATCCTTTCTATGAGGTCAGTACCTGTTAAACAGTATACTAATCCTCAAATTCTTGTTCGTTGCGCGAACTGCTTCCTCGTGTCACGGAGGTGCTACTTTCCCGCTCGATGGGCATTGCCTGAGAATCTTCCTTGGTCAGTTCCATATCGACGGCCTGCTGTAGCCGTTTAGCTTGGCCTTCAAAATAGCCAATTCTTTGTTCAGCAATCTCGATGGGAACTTTAGTCAAGATCAAATCTCCAGATCTAATAACTCCATCATGCTTTCCACCTTCCATTCTATCAGTTAGAAAGTCACCAAGTTCATTAGCCTTAACTGGCTCATAACCTTGACGGCTCCACTGATAAACATTAGCGGATTGATCTTCGCCCATGAGTTCATGTCGAACCCATCGGTATTTCATCCCTGCAGGCGGCTCAGGAACATCCAACTTTCCGGGTGGACGCCATTCTTTTTTACGGGTTCCCGCATCGCGGGTACTTCGAGTAGTATTAGAAGTCTGTGACATTCTTACCTCCGGTCTAAGCTTCCTTGCGGAGCTTTAGCTGTTCTCGCGCATATGCTTCCGGGCTTACACCCAGTCTTTTGGCCATCATAACTTGACTCTTACTTAGAGTCACTTTATTTTTAGCCCTGGCCTTACCAGAGGTGCGCGTTCCCCCAGTTACTGCCTGAGTAGGTTTCTTCCTAGAACGTACGGAGACTGTGTCCTCGTCAAAACCTTCCTCGAATTCTTCAGGGAACTCATCCTTGATCCTACGATCTAACTCCAAGTAGTAGTCCTCTACTGCTTCTCGATCTTTTGGATCAGGGAAGTACCCTTCTTCCAATAACTCATTATGAGCGGCAACAGCCGTCTGAGTCATTAATCTATCTTTAGCTCCATCTCCGCCAAACCATATATTCTTCTTTTGCCATCTTAGTGCATGGCGGTCTGGTCTCATAGCCTGTTGTCTAGGTTGGTTGCCCTCCTCGTTTACGAGCGCAGCCCTTTCTTCTTTATTCCTCTCTGCGACTTCTAACTGAGATTTGGCTCTCTCAATGAGCATCTTCTCAGCTTTTAACTGCATCAAGTCATCTTGTGCGCCAACCTCTGCATCTAAATCGCCTGTCTCCTTGTGTGCACGTAGAGAGTGTAGTATAGACTTTTCTTGTGCGAGAACCCTCTCTTCGTGTTCAGTGAGCAGTTCCTTCTCTCTACTAGATGTCCTAACTTGTAATTCACTGGATCTCTGCAGAGATTCCGCGAGTCTCCCTTCAAGAACTGCAGTAGCCTCTTCGGCTTCCTTGGCTCTCTTTACAAGCTGTGATATGCGCCTTTGGGCGCGTTTACCTAGCTTCTTTCTTTCTTCATCTGATAGATCTTCTTCCTCATCAGAATCTAAGGTTTCCGCCTCACTTTTTTCACCGATTTCACCTTCGATTTCAAGGGATACAATTTCCTCTTTGTCTTCGGCTTCTTTTTTATAGTCTTCAACATTGAGTACCGTCCCAACATCTTCTAACTCCACATCAACGTTGTCAATACCGTCAATTTCGATACCATCAACTTCAATTTTTTCGTCTTCGTTGTCCATTTCATTCCTCCATAGTTGCGAACCTACGATTACGCATAGTTAAAGATTAACACATTGCAGAGTAGAATGCAACTCAAGCATGAGATATATTGTCTGGATCAGTAGAAATTGCTAATATCTCGTCGTCATTCAGCAGTCTGTAGTCCTCACCCATGTATTTAAACTTAGAGCCTGAGAATCGCTCAATCATTACAATGTCCCCTTCTTTGACCCAAGGCCCATTAGGAAACTTTTCTACTTCAGCATAAGCTAAAGCGCCCACCTTGATTACCTCACAGGTAGTAGCTGCCAGCTTATTAACGTCTTTAACTTCGTCGGGGAGTAGCACGCCCCCCTTAGACTTAGCCTTACCTTCCATAGGTTTAACGAGTACTCGCCACCCCAATGGTTCAATCGGTACTATCTCCTTCTTCTTCGTCATTGCCGTCTCCTTTATTAAGTTTTTTATATTCATCGTTGATAAAGTGTAATACAGTATCTAAAGTATGCACTGAACCTTGGATATATCTGTATTGGGCATAGTCTTCAACGCCTCCCATTAGTTGGTCTAAGTTTGCCATCTTAGCTTCTGAGATGTTTTTTGCGATCCTAGACGCCAGCTTTGTAGCATTTTCCATGACTACTTTTTAGGCTTATTCTTCTTGCTTTGTGGGCCGTAACTTTGTTTAGCCATTGCTTGATCCTTTCTTAATAAGTTTAAGTTTCTCAATCCTGAGCTTCATAGCTCGGTCATCGTCGGCATTTTGATCATCAATCATGATCTCAGCCTCCTTCAGGGACTGGTCGCCTACTGCTAGGCTGTAGTCCTGATTCTGCTTAGTTTCTTGTAGATCCTGTTCACGTTCCTGCTGTTCGATAATAGGATCAGAACTCTTACCTGCCATAGCTCTGGCCTTAGCTTCATCCAATTTAAGAACGGAATCTGAGGCTTCCATAGCCGCAATAGCAATCATCTGTTCCATCTCAGGCGGGAATCTCTGTTGATTGGACATAAGAGCTTCAGCTGCCTGTGGATCACGTTGGGCAATCATCTCAATCATTTCCTTTCTATGTTTAGAAGCTAAATGTTCATTGATGTGGGCCAACATAATCTGTTTCATACCTTGGTTCTCTTCGAACGCTGGATTCTGCATGAGCATTGCGTGGGTAACAATGTGAGCATCATCAGACTGAACTGGATCAGCCCTAAGAGGCGTTCCTACCAAAGCCATACTATTCTCTGTAACCGGATCTCCTGTATACGGCTGCTGTTGTTGCTTCATATATCGTTCTGGTTGGTCGACACCCATAGCACGGTACATATCCAATCTAATAGCGTTCATATCATGGGCACCCGGATCTTGCATGGCAGTAGTAAGGATAGCATTTAGTTTAGCTACACGGTGCGCTTCAGTAGGCATATTAGGATCAGATACTGGGACAACATCGATAATCATTGGATCAAAGTCGGCTTTAAATATGTTCTGATCCCCATTAGATACTTGATATGGGTATTGTTCTGGCATATACTCAAAGTTTAATTCAGCTAATAACTTAAGATCATGCCCCTGTGCCGCATGCATTCTTTGGTGGATTGCGCTGAATAGTTTACCAGATTGCTCTAATAAGGCTAGAGTAGTCCCTACAGGCCCGTAATTTGAGCTCTCAGCCACTACTACATCTGTCTGGTCAGCAAACTCTTTGGCAGTTTCGACCATAAATTTCATAAGCTCAAAAAGAGTTCGTGAAGGCTCTTTATAAGGCAATGGTACCAAAGATTTATTCAGGTCGCCAGCAGGTGCATTTGCTTCCCGCCATTCTCCAGGGGATAATGGTTCATCAGGAGCAAGCATTCGTAAGCCGTGAGCTTTAAATCCAGCTGGTAGATTGGAGAATGTGCCAGCATCTGTCAGCTGACGAAGCGATGTGGTAGCCGTCTTAGACAATCCTCCAATTAAATGTAAATATCCATAACCATAGAACCCTAGACCAGGCACAAATGTATAGTGCGTGAAATAAACCTTCTTCCTGAAGTCAGGATCACCCTCTTTCCAATTTCGGCGGATGGATAGAACTTTTTGTGAATCTTTTTCAATAACAACAATATACGGAAGCAACAGTCCATCTGGGTGTTCGAATCCCGGAATTTCCATATCAATGTGCATCTCAAGCACAGTATGCTGATCCCCAAACATGTTGTTGGGTTGAGACCTGCCATGTACTTCATCAACCTCTTCATCAGTATCAGTAAGGTCGACATCAGATGAAGTGCCTAATTCAACATCTCTATATTGCCCAGCAATCTGATTCTTTTTAATCTCGTTGCTAGTCAACTCCATAACATGGGTATACCGTTCAGCAGTCTCTAGATCATCGGCATAATAGTCAATAACGAAATCTTTAGCCTTTACCAACCTAGATGCTGGACGGTTCATTGGAACATCCCAATATGTTTTCTTAATAGTAGAGCCATATAGGGCAGTATGAAATAATAGCTTATCTAATTGGGGACCATATTCAGGCATTAAATGAGTAGTCTGATAATTTAAGAATTCTTTAACGCGTAGAGATTGCTGCTCTTTCTCTGGGGTTACAGCCCCCATAATACGAGTACGAACCGGACCTTGTGATGGAAACAGTTCCTTATACGCTTTAGCTTGGAACTTTACTACAGCCTGTGATAATACAGGGTGGGACGCACCACATGCACCAGCAAATGGGCGATCTGGCTCTTCAATTTTAAATCCTAAAAGACCAACAGCTTCAGACGAGATGCTATCCCACTCAGAGCGGGATTCTTTATCAGCATCGAACAACTCCATAAGATTAGAAGCTACCTCTTCTAATAATGAATCCCCTTCAGGATCTTCCGCAAGAAAATCTGCTAAGTTGGCATTGTGTTGTAGAAATGGAGAGATCTCTTCTTGTTCATTAAATTCTTCTTCTTCGCCTTCAAACTCAATCTCCAGAGCAGGAGCATTCATATCCTCTTCCAGCATGAGTTCCTCTCCTGCTGGATTATTTTCTGAAATTTTTACGATATCATCTCGCGCCATTAATAGAATCCTCCACTAGCCCTACGTTTAATTATATCATCTTCGTCAACATTATGCCACGGATCGTCAGTATGAACAATATATCCACCAGATGTCATCCATATCACAGCTTGAGTAACAGTATCTACGTAATCATCATTTGGTGCATTAGGGAAGGCACGACATTCGTCAATAACATCCTTAGCCCAATCTTTGTGGAGGGGGGCAGTAATGCGCTTATTATGGAATATGGCGCTTGAGGCGTACGCCCTTGCAACCTTATCTCTATCGGGGTTAAACTCGATTACCGGAAGGGACGCCATTCTCAGTTCCTGAATCAGGGACTGGCCAGAAGCCTTCTTTTCGATCAGTACCGTATCGGGCTTATGTTTGGCGTATTTGTCAATTATCTTAGATCTCAGCTGGGGGAAAGACCAATGTCCTCTTCCAGCACCAAGTAATATCATGCACTGTAGGTCTTCCATAGATTTGCTGTCGTCGTTCCAGCGTGAGTCTGGATATATTCCCCATAGTGTGTAGGCTGAGTAATCTGCCGTAGACTTCTCTGAGAATGCGGTATCAAGAGACATCAATATGTGATCACATGGAGGTGGCTTGTCAGCATCCCAATCTTGCCAGTATTTGGTCTTGATTATTCCCCCCTCAACTGGAGTTGGGTTCTGCATATAAAGAGCATCCCACTGAAATGGGGGAGTATTATGTTTTGTACGGATCATCTCCTCTGTTGACCAGTGGTAATCCTGGCCAAGGCTAGGACCGGGCCAGAATGACTCCCCAAGTTTCATTTCAGGGTAATCTTTTGGGAGAACCCCTTGGTCAATCAGTCTTTGCCTAGCGTCCTTCAGCGGCCCTATAGATTCATGGGTATTTAAAGCAGGTATTCTTACAACAGACCACTTATCAGCAAACGGATTCTCTGCTTCCTTAGCAAGTAGGTCGCCTGAGAGATCATCCTCTGTCCACCGAGTCTGAACTACAACAACTCTGCCCCCCGGCATCAATCGTGTACGGAAACCACCAGGGTACCATTTATTAATCCGCGTTCTAGAGGCTTTTGACCACGCATCCTGCTCAGATAGGGGATCATCAATGATTCCTAGATTGGCTCCCTTACCAGCAATACCAGTGCCAGCCCCAGCCGCTAGGAATCGCCCACGTTTTGTTGTGCCCCAGCTGTCAGCAGCGCGGTTATCTTTTCTAATAGTTGTATCTGGGAAGACTTCCCTGTAATCATTTGAGTGAAGAAGGTCACGAACAGCACGGCCAAAGTCAACAGACAGATCAGAGGAGTGGGAGACTTCAATAACTTGCCAACTAGGATGTCTTCCTAAGCACCAAGCTGGAAAGTAGGTAGATGCGATTAGGGATTTGGAAGATCGAGGGGAAATGAAGACCATAGCGCGGTTGGATTTACCGCTTTCTACATCCATAAGGATGTCACAAAGATAACGGTGATGCGGCCCTACGCTGAACATTGGGTCTACTAGCAAGACAAAAGATAACAAATCTTCACGGGCAGCCTGTATAGCAACCCGTGTGGCGGAATCTCTGTCGTCACTTGTAAGTATCTCAGACATTTCTAAGATATTTATTTCCAGCCCACTCAAGAAGGTCTTGCTTCCATTTTTCAGGAGCTTCATCTTCTTTAGTGTCAGTGGATTTTTTGAGAGTGGGCGGATTTAGCGGTATTCGCCTACTCTTCTTCGAAGTCGGTTCGTCCCCCATTAACTACCTTCAATTTTGGGGCCGCAATTTTTCTTAAGCGATCCACATCCTTGTTAATCGAGTCTTGATCGTCTCCAGTTGACCAAGGATTCTTTTCTTCTGTTATAATTTGTTTATCAGTAAACATCGCCTGATGCTTACCTAGTAACTCCAAGGCACGAATGGCAGAAGGAAGCTCATCATCGCGTTCTGCTCGTTCAGAAATGCGGAGTAACCTACGAACAATCTCTTCTGGCGTAATTCCAGTTTTCTTAGAACGTTTCTTTTGGAGATGAAGTGACTGAGTACCATTCAAGTCCTTGATGAATTCATAGCACCCGAGCTTTTGCTTTTCAGTAAGTTCATCGCCGGGAGCGTTCGCTGGCGGTTTTTCGCTCATAAACTATTATACCACAGTTAATTGGGTGATAGCATCCTTAACATATCCATTATACCGGGTTCAGCTGTAGGCGTGGTACGTGGTTGATCATACCCTTGGTACTCCGCTACCCTATCTTTATCGTATTTTGACCTTGCTGCTTGTTGGGCAGGCTCAACAACTCTAGCAGAATATTCCTCAAATTCCTGGGGGTTGGCAGTTTTATGTGCTCTATGTGTTTTCATTGTTGCATCATTATATTCTCTATATGCTTGCATCTCCTCCCTACCATAAGTTCTATGTGCATCCATTTCAGTCTTTGAGTAATCATAATACACTCCCATCTCTTTTTTACTGTGGGCGCTGTATATTTCCATTTCTCTTTTCGAAAATTGCGAATAATCTATTTTCCCGTCTTTATAATCTTTCTCATTCTTCTCGTTAGTTTTGTCGTAGACAGATTCTCTTTCCCTGTTAGTTTTGTTGTATGCTTTATTCCCAGCAATGATTGAATCGCTAAGTCCACTCTCATTTATGTAGAACCCAATTTCGTCCATGCTTGCGTCAAGCATTGCATCTTCATATACACTTCTTACTGTTCTATTTGCCATAGTCTATTGTACCACAATATATGATATAATGTCTATATGCATTACCCAGCCAATAAAAAATAAATTAAAGGAATTCACAGTCGTCTCCAACCTAAGGGCTCCCCTAAAAAGGAGCCCTCTTTTTATTCTACACGATCAGA